AATGTCTTTCATGTTTGCTTCCCCTTCTCTTCAGAATCGCTTAATACCTCTAGATAGGTTGCACCCATCGGAAGTATTGTTTTCTCGTTGTCTCCATTAAATATCACAGCGCACAGTCCGTGCCTCTCGTCAATTTCCACAACAATCCCGCACTTATCCATCTTATCTCCAAAATTGATAAGGCGCTGGCGCTCTTCGTCGCAGGCGAACTGGCGGCGGACTAAGTCACCGACATTCATAATCGAATCTCTCACACCAGAAGCTGTGAACTCTCGTTTGGGAGCCCTTTGTAGCTACATCATAAAATATGCCGGCCGGCGTCTCTGTGACACCAATAACCAACGCCACATCGCCGAACTCAAGGATGCCGTCTGACCCATCGAACTTGGCGCCGAAAGTGTTGGCAGCGAGATCATAGCGTGGATCAATGATCTTAACAAGCGAGCCGACGCTCAAAATGGGTGGGGAGGTGGTTGTTAAATCTCCCATTCCACTATCCTTCCAATGTTGTGAACAGTCCCATCGTCGCGAACGTCAACCCATTCTTCTATGGAGTCCTCCCAAAGAATCTTCATTCTCTCCTTCGGAACAAGCTCCACAACGATTCCATCGAGCTTTTTATCCCTGCTATACACACGGCTACCGATGAAGAAGTGAAGAAGGTAATTAACGTTTCGAGCGATGGTCACTTTTCTGATGTCTCGTTGTAGACTGGGTGATCTCCGCGAACAATAGCGAGAAGTTCGTAGCCATCTCGAACATGCTTTCGGATCTCTCTCCACGCTTCCTTGTTATCGTGTGGAGCATTCATTCGCAGCGGGGCAACCTGTCCATCTTCACTGTTGATTGTGATGGCTGTATAAAACATCATTCATTTTCCTCTTTTGTTGCTTTTTCTATCCACATTTCGTGAAAATAAAGTTCGGTTCCATTCAAAAAACGAATATTCCAAACATCATCATTGTATTTTTTGTCGGTTAAGCGCTCTAAGATGATTCCCATTCTAATCTCTGGCATGCTGGTGTCGTGGATACCGGCTTTGATACGTACAAGATCGCCAACTTTAAGCGGAGGTGGTGCGGACTTCTTAGTCACTTTCTCGCCTATAACACGAGATGTCTGACTTGAACAGGATGCAAGATCGCAGAGTCAACAAACCAACCTGTCACAACGCCGTGTGGGCGCGCCCTGCCACGGGAGAAAAATATTAGATACTCCGTGAATAGGCAAACACTTTCAGAACCAGCAGCGCGCCTGTCAAGCACCACCCCGAGGGGTCCAGAACTACCGAAGCGAGCCAAGTCACCGATCTCAAATTTCATGATGGGGGTTCTCCACATCTAAGTACAGCACTGTCATCGGAATATTCGATGTAAAACATATCACCCTCAACAATATAGCAGGGGAACGTAGTTAGTGGTACGATTCTATCGGTAACGCGATACTCTACATCGATCAACTCAACTCTTACGCTGTCGTTGTCGATACTATCGACCGTTCCCATCAAAAATACTCCGATTAGCGTCTTCATTCTGTGCAATCCCTGTTTACAACGGTGATGGTGATTCTGCTATTGTTCTTGATAAAAATGATTTTTAGATTCTTCAGCATATACGTCATCTTCCATAGGTCGCATTTCTTCCTAAAATGAGGAAGTGCTTCTAATAAAGTTCCATCAAAGAACGTTGTACAAGAGGAGTGGTCAGTTAGAAGAAGCATTTTTATCTTCCATTATTATACAATCTTTTATTTAATTTGTCAAAGGTTTTTTAAAAAAATGGTGGGCAGAGTCAGGATTGAACTGACGACTTTCGCTGAGTCAAAGCGACACTCTCCCACTGAGTTATCCGCCCATAAGTTGCTTTAGCCCTCTTCTGATAGAGGCTGCGTGCGAGATTCTTGGAGAGACTTTTGCAACTCTGCATCCTCCCTGGCTTCTTTCATAAAGATCATAATCTCCTGTAAAAATACATTGAGTTCACGAGTCTCTGTTAGGAGGCTGTGGTCCAGATGCCTGTCGGGTTCATATAGACGCCCATCGATTTGGCGCTCTGTTTCATAGTCCATAAACGACTCCATCACATAGAGAGCGCCACCAGCGAAGCCTGCGCCAAGTGTAGCCAACCATCCAGCCGTCATTGCAATTGCATATAAAGAATTATTCATTTTCTTCCTCTTTTTCTTTGTTTTTCGCTTTTACTTTATCGTAAAAAAGAATGTTCTCTTCGATTTGTCTCAAAACACTGAGATTGTTGTTGACTCTCCAGACGCCTTCGGCGATCTCAAGAATCTGGTCGTTACAACTATAATTCGCCTCCAGCGCCTGAAGGTTGATTTTATCTTGGAGTTCTTTTACCAGGGTAGACATACGATTGAGTTTTACTTTGAGCTTCTTGATTTCTGCAATCTTGGACTCAAAGATGAAAGTCTCAATCTTTTCCAATGGTGTTTTGTCGTCTGGCATGTTTTACCCGTTCGAAGATTTAATATAGTGTATCATTGTTCCCCAGAGATGTCAAGGGATATTTTAAATTATTGTGCATCTTTGGCGTGCCTCTCATGAATTTCGTGCATAAGAAAGTAACGCTCCTTGCCATCAGTACAAATAACTCGGTAGTATAAAGCTTTTGGCCAAGGAAATGAATATGTGTGAACGTGTGTTATGACACCGTAGTAGTATGTTCTTTCATCATCTGGAAAGAGGTAGTAGTCGGACATATCATAATAGCACTTTACGAAATCCCCGACAGAATAGGGACTTCTAGCTATTAGCTCCTTTATTACCTCTTCTTCGTCGTAGAACTCCATGTACTATATATCATCGTGGCGTTCTCTTAGTATCACTGCCCCAATATAATCTTTGGGGCACAGAATGAATACACAGCGCCACCCCATCCACTTAGGGATGTAGTCATAGATGGGGAAATCGGGTAACTGTTCTTCGATAAGAATAGAAGTGTCCTCCACCTCCAAGTATACATCCATAGTCGAGCCTCCACTGTCGGATGCGAACATTACGTGCATTCTTCCATCAAAGTGCTCAATAACCGATTCGCGAATTGCTCGGTCGGCCTCCTTCTTCGACGCCTTTTCCCCTGAACCAAACTTAGCCATCTGCTCTACCTCCCATGGTATTATTTAAAATCTCAGCCCGATCGTCATAAAGATGAACAAAATGCCAAACATATTCACTCTTTGAGTAGCAATGAACCAGCGCCATGCAAGAATCACGCTCAGAAATCTCCAGCACTATTCCGTAATTATACTCTGGATCCAGTCCTCGTTCAACCCCAGTTGGTGAAGCCTCGTAAATAGCGTATGCTATTGGCCACCTTATGAGTTGTCCGATCTCGTATTCCACATATTTAACTATACAGTTAATAAGTGTATAGCAAGTTCTTGATATCCTCCGACAAAACTTCCGCGACTTATTTCCTCGTCTCTTGCCACAATGATAGGATATGTGTTCCAACTATAGTACTTCTTGATGGCTTCTCGGAAAGCTGGCGAGTAGCTCATCTCAATAAAGACGTGCTCTCTGTCTTTCTCCATCAAATCTGCTTGTGCGCGAATACACCACGGGCAATCAGCCACTCCATAAATAATATATACCACAACCTATTCCTTGAGTTTTGTTTTTGTGATCTCCGCAATGTGCGGAGGACTGCGGTATTTGATAGTGATATCAAATTTACCTTTAAAGGTGTTTCGCAGTGCTGTTAGTGAAGTTGGCGCAGGTCCGTGGCCAGCGTCCATATACACAGGGCGGCCGCCACGGTTGCATAGTTTGATGGCGTCACGGTGGATAGCCTTTAAGGATGAGTACGCTCCGTAGAACACCCCATCGCCATCAAATAAGCAATAGATATAAATATTTGTCATCGCTTACTCTTGCAGCCTGAGCAGCCGCCTCTGCCCATCTTGGTTTTCGCATTAACTTTAATCTTCTTAAAAGCTGAAATCTTGTCTTCCACGAGGCGGCCGTCGATGAGCACTCTAACCTTATCTGCATCCCTGTTAAAAGAGCCGCAGAGGGCGATCTGGTTCTTGGGAGAGTAAAGAATATATTCGCCGGGGTATACCACATCAGCGTCCTCAATCTCATTAAATTCCATCAAGCACCTCGTCAATGGACATCATCTTATCATATGCATCATATCGCATCTTGGTAAGTTTGTCAAGTGCTTTCTCTCGACGGAGGATCTTAAATGCAATATTTTCCGGAGAGAACTCTCGTTCTGGGCTGTCAAGCCCCGCTTTCCTCATATTGCGTATTTTCAACTTAACTCTTTCGATATTCCTGAGTCCCTCGGCGGTCTTTCCATTTTCGATCAGGGCGGCAATCATACCTATTTGTTTCTTGATATCTTCGCTCTTCTTGTCTGCGGTGTTAAAGTCTATCTGCTGCTCTTCTCTCGATGGCTTGGTGATCCATTCCTCATCCGTAAGCGAATAAACACCAGAAGATATGTGGTCTTCGTTGATATTTTCAACGTAAATTTCAACCTCAAATCCGTGGATGTGAATATCGTGCTTGTCGTTCCATCGCATACGAATGGCGTCAAAGTACGACTTCACTAGTTCTTCGTTGTCATCAAGTTCGGAAAAGTCAATGACGACGTGAAGGTCCACGTCAGAGTATTTTGACCAGTTGTAATTGGCTAAGGAGCCTGTCAGTTTAATATCCTGAACCTCGGCTGTGATTGGGAGTTCTTCCATAAAGTCGTCAATTATTTGGAGGAGTTTTTCAGACACCTCAGCATTCATAGTCTCTTCATCGTCCCAGATATCAGACTGCAGTTCTCTATTGACGGAAAAGCTGCTTGGCTCGATATCTGTTGCCTCTTCCATGGAGCCACCGAAACCAGGGGGAGCACTCTTAGAACGTGTGCGCTTTGGTTTCTTGGTGTATGGAGCAGTGTTCTCTTGCCCGCCCTTGCTGATGTAATCGTCTCGATCTGAGAGATATCGGTCAATATCAATATTATTGATAGTCTTTCGCTTCTCGTTCCTTGCAAGAAACTCGTTCCACTTTCGATTGTCCATAGTTTAGCTTCCTATCGTAGATAAATAGTTGGTTTACTTTTAAGCCGTTATTCTTTTTCTTTCGGCATAACCACCGACTTTGTGCCGTCAGTGTTATAGAAATGCTGCTCGCCATCCTCGAAAGTGATGATGGTGTTGTTGGTTGGATGGCTCTCAACATGAGTCTCCAAGAAGTCTCTCATAGAATCAAAAATGGAGATAGAACCCTTCGGGCTTGGCAAAAGCCAATTTGCCACACACCAACCGGAAGCTAAAACAACACCCTGAACCACAACCCCGACACCCGAGACACCAGTTTCGTCAGACTGACGACACACTGTAAAGGCTCTAATTCCTATGGGGGCTTTGTTCTGTGGGGGCTTTGGCTTAAGATCTTCGGGCTCGGTATTAAGCTCTTCGATCTCTACTTCTTCTGTTTCCACTGCCTTCTCTTCAACGTTCTCATTATGATACATTAAGCCTCCCCTTTCGGTTCTATTTCAAATAATGATTCTATGCAAATATCGTGGATCGCTTCAAGTGCAGCCACATCTGCTTCTATTTCGTCAAGACATTCTTCTTCCGCATCAGCAGGTTCTCGCATTTGATGTATGCGCTCTTTCAGTTCGCGGATGCCGTCTTTTATCTGGGTTATCTTTGTTTCCATTTTCTCAAATCTCTCTGTGATCTCATTATAACACATAGTATTTTCTTTTTTAGCCATTTTTTCGGTACCTCCTTAAGATTATTTTAGAACCTGACTCCAGTCAATCTTAAATGCCGGGATGACTATAATTATGTCCTCCATGACATTTGGACCATATTGGGAGCTTCCAACATCTATAGCCATCACGTACCCTATATACTTCCCTGTACCTGCGTTGAACACGCCGGAGCCCGATGACCCAGACCAAGCATAGGAGTGGACATAGGCGTAGTCTCCTTTGTTATATCCAACCACCTTTCCGGGAAAAGTGAGTGGTCCGTGACCGTTTGGGAAACCTGTATAGTAGGTGCTGGTGAGGGTTGAAAATTGTTCAATCCAATTGTAGTTTAGGGGGAGGTCTTCTGGGACTCTCATGGGAATAAGTTCTGGAATCTCCTCTGTCTCGAAAATCGCATAATCCACAAACGGACTAAGCACGGAATATTCAATACAATCAACGAAACCTTCATCTGTGAATATCTTGGTACTCTCGCAAGGTCCACGCAGCCCGTGATAAACTGTCACTACATAGTACCTTCCTTTCGCTGTGAAGTATGTCCCAGTGAACGAGGATATATTAGTTTTATCCATTGACATGGACAGGATACGGACAGCACTTCCTTTTGTCTTACGAACGATTCTTTGATGAAACGGACTGAGTTCTTTGCTAATATTTTCTACCGCTCGTATCTCAGAAACCTCTGGTAGTTTGTTGATCTCCTTGATCCTGTACGTTGCGTACCCTGCGGCAAAACACATCAAGATGGCAATCCATAATATTTTTACTACTCTTAGCATTATATAAGAAGCTTTTTACCTTCGTCTCTTGGTAAATAGAACTCTTAAAAGCTAAACTTGCTTTTGATAACTCAAAAATACGGGAAGCTCGCGCTGCCCAGCTTTGTCAGCATACCACACCAAGTCTTCGTTCCCGGTGATCTTTACACCATTCTCGCCAACTGCAACGTAGACGGGCATCATCGCACCGTCACGGATGAATTTTTCGTAGCCGCCACGGAACACATCTGATGTCGCCCTGAACTCATGGCTGGTATATGGCATAAGCTCCTCAACTTCTATCATCGTGTGATAGCGCATAGAGTTAGTGTTAACAGGGGTATCATACACCTGGACGCCGCCTTGTGCCCAGTCGGTTGCTATCGAATCAAGTGACACCTTTGGGGTGGGTCTGTCTTGAGTGTATGGGTCGTTCACATAATATTCCTTAATATCTCCGAAGGCTTCGTAAATAGACTTCGTGCCACCAGGGGTGACATCTTGAGGCACTGTCCAGTCAATTCCTCTTGCTCCACCAACCTTTAAGCCAGTGATCCTATTCATTGCCGGCAGTAGTTGCTGGAGAACGTATCTCTCTCTTGGTTGCTGCCCAAGTAACTCAAACTTGAGGTTGAGGATGATCCTTTGTGACCCATGGGGGGCAACAGTCTTCTCTTCTCTTGTAACGGTAGTGACACCAGGGATCCCACGGATCTCGTCTGTTAGAAGCTTGAGGTGCCCTGCACGATCTGCTGCGACTGTGGCGGATACTGCCAGCTTGTAGAGTCTCACGTCTGCGGACTCTGTCAGCTTTCTTTCTATTCTTAGTATTTGCTCTTCTACGGACTCGTTAGTGCGATGCTCGGGTGGAACTGCTCCCCAACGGCTGAGTTCGTCCGTGACGAGCTGGTTAAACATCACAGGCTTGCCGTCGTCGTCGATGGCGCCTTCGTTGGCGTGAATTCTGAACATTGCGGCTGCCATTTTCCTGAGATAGGTTTGAACAGCCACATACTTTTGAACTTCGGTCATTTCGTCAAAGTTGTTTTTGATCCACCTCGCGATAATAACTATTCTTTCGGCGATGTCCGACGTGCCGGCTGCGGACTCGGCGCCGTATATGGAATCGATCTTGGTCAAAAGTTTGCTGGCTGTGTTGCCGTTATCAATGTCTTCTTTGGTTTTGAGTGCGTGAGCGTTGATTTCCTCAATGCGCCCTGAGACGGTAGCGTTTGCGGCGGCCTTCACGACTTCGGGGTTGTCGTTAAAATACACGATCCACTTCTTGATATCTTCGAACTGCTGCGCTGTTGTCTCTGTGCCAGCAAAGAGTCCGAACTTCCACTTCATTTCCATATCTGGGATGGGGTGATCGTCCTGGTTGGAGCCTGGACGGTATGGGCTGGTATATTTAATATTCGAGACGACAAAGAAGTCAACGACATCTTGTATATTGACTTGCTGGGGTTTGTGCTTATATTTGTCTCCGAATGGGAGTTGTTGCTGGTCCTGGCTTACAGCGGATGCAGCACCGACAGCGGTGGTTAGCGCAGCTAAGAAGTCTGCTGTCATCTCGCTGGACTTAAAGACAGTTCTGTGACCACGGTGATCTCGCTCAAGACCGCCAAAAGCGCGCTGGACATATATAGGAAACCCTCCAAGGACATTGCGGCCGTCATACAAATATAGGTGAACGTCCTTACTGAACTGGATTTCGGATGATGTTTCGATGTCGGAGCCGCGACCATCACGGAACCAGAAGCTCGTGCCGGAGTCGAGTGAGTGAATTGAGAAGTTCTCTAAACCATCTTCTCCAAACTTGGCAAGTTCAGCTGAACCCCTGTCCCAATCGCTCTTGGCGATATAACCGTCCTTGACAAGTTCCCGTCGAATCGTATCCACCAGTTCATCGTGTCTGCCACTGATATTCTCCTCTATCTCGTCAAAGAAAGCCTCCACATCGTATAGAGAGATATTCTCGACGGCACCTCCTTGCCAAACCACGTCCTGTTGGGAGCGCATGAAGGTGATGTTCATATATACTTTCTTTGGACCCTCGGTGGCGTCGCTGCCATCGGGAACAGGTCCCTCAAGCATCTCGACATCCCACACGACTTCACCGGAATCGCTGAGTTCTTCTACCGCTTCGAGGGGACCAGCAAGGAAAGCGTGCTGATTAGAGCTGTAGCCACCCGCCGGGATGAGGTGAAACCTTTCATCTGGTGTGCCGGAGTTGGGTCCGATGGTTGCAACGAAGTCGCCATCGCTGTCCTCTTCAAAGCCTTCCCAACCCGTAAGGGGAATTTGGAGAGATATCTCGGCGTGGGTGTTGACCTCGATGTGCCCATTGTATTCTTCTGCTTCCGCGTGAACCGTGCAGCAATTCGAATCGTTGATGTCATCTGCGTTCTCGTTAAGGGTGGACAGTTCTTGCTGGATATAATCCATCGCAGTTTCTATGCCACCGTGGAAGGCGACGCGGGGGTTTGCGTCGCGGAGATATTCGGTCATCTCCATAATGCCGTCTGCATCGGTTGAGTGCTCGCCGGTTTCTTCAACGTTCTTGACATCCATATTCTTAATAAACCAGTCAATATGCCCCCAGACTGACTCTGGCGGTGCCTCGTTTGAGCGGCCTTTGATCTGGTAAATGGTCTTGTGGTCGGGGGAGTAAGTGATCGTCACATAAGACTTTGATTCCCTCTTCTTGCTGTCCTTCTTTCGGAGAGAGACGAGGGTTCCGCGATGATCGGAACCGCAGTGCCCCATTCGCTGGGCTTCAACGGTACAGGTAGAGGTGTCAAGGTTGTACCAATAGGAGCCATCATTAAAAGTGTGAATGATGAGGTCTGGGTCTTCAAGGTTAGCCATATATTCTTCGGCTACGCGAAGTGCCGCGTCAAGATCAAGCCCCTTGACCATATCAAAGTTTGATGGGTTTTGATTGAGGAGAGTATAGATCTCGTCATATCTGCGGTTGAAGCGAGTGAGGGCGATGGCCATAGTGTTATTAAGAGTCGCTGCAACGCTCTCTACCTTGTCCTTATCGAGTTCAAGTTTCCCCAAAGCACGGATAGCTTTCTTGAAGGCTTTGCCCCACTTTCCGAACGGCTTTTCTATGATGGTGTTTCGCAAGTTTAGTATAATGAACTTGATCCTGTCCCACCGATCTGCCTGCGACATATCAATATCGGACATCAAAAAGAACTCTCTAAACTTCTCCGGAGTTGCCTTGCGGAGAACCCATGAGTTCTCTGGACTTTTCCACAATTCCTGTCCATGGAATTGGAGAGGATTCGCGTTAGTTACATAGCGGTCCTTAAACAGCTTAACGAGTTCATCGCCTGTAAGTTGTGGCTCTTTTTCGCCGTAGCGGTCTTCAGCCCTGGCGTGGAAGATCTTTTTTGTGGGTTCCTTTAGAGCGTGCTCCAAGTAGTCGACATCATGTCGAGGCATCGTTTTGGTCAGCCACGAAATAAACTTAAATGTTTGCCCCTCAGGGTCAATATCCCCAAAATTGTTGAGCATATGGCTCAGGACACCGAATGCGACAGGTTGGGGCTGCGCCACATCAAAAAGGTGTGTCTTTTTCCATTCATGTCCCAGCCAAGTCTTGGCTTTCTCGGGGGCGTCCATTAAGGCGGCTTCAAAATGCGTGACTACACTTTCGGGTAGACCGATATCCTTGAGCCCCTCGGTCAGTATCTCTTCGTTGAGGTATTTAAACCACTTTCCGGTCGACAAATCCATATGTTTTTTCTCCAGTCCACTCTAAATAGTTATTTATTTCAGTTTAACGCCCGTAATCATCTTCCATTCTTATCACGTCTTTCAAGTGTGGTGTGGATACCTCAATTATCTGAACGTTGCTCTCGTTGGCGCCGAAGCGATGTATCTGCCCAACGTTAATGTGGAGAGACTGGCCAGGGAAGACCTTGGTTATGGTCCCATCGTCTTCATAGTTGTAAAGGATGCCCTTGACGACATAGACGGTCTCTTCTTTGACCATGTGGTATTGCTTTGATAGGCGCTGTCCGGCATTGATGTGTAACAGTTTGCCGACGTAGCTGTCGGTGTGGGCCCAGATGATCTGAAAGCCCCACGGAGCCTCGATCCTTTTAAGTTCTTTGTTTAACATTTCACTTCCAAAATAGTTGTATCGCCATAATGACGAAAGATAAAAAGACGCAAGTCATTGTCTTCGCTGTAAACATACTCTCGTTCAAAAAGTACCAAGTCAATATCGGAAAGGTCAGATATGACAGCGAGAACATCAAGAAGCGGGGTCCCCACACAACACCCAATTCTTCATAAGCGAGCTTGATACCCAGCCAGAAGCACAATCCTGCTGGGATCGAAAAGAGGACCACAGCGACAAACGGCTTATCCCTCCACCATTCCCACACAAGCTGAGCGTTTAAATGCAGGAAACCGAAGGTCTGTCCAACTGTAAACAGTAAGCAGACATACATCATATTTTTAGACATAATCATATTTTTCTACATTGCCACAGCGATTAATATATTAGTAGTTGGCAACGATCATCTCCCTTTGCGCGTCCTTGTTGAGTGTCTTCTGTCCATACTTGTCAAGGTAAGTTATGTTAAAATCTTTATACATCTGCTCGGCTTTCTTGTGTGGCTCGTACATCACAATCCACTTTTTATTAATACTTTTTAGTGTCTCGCAAACATCTGAATGGTTCAGTATGGTGCTCTCATGTCCACGGCTCTTACCGTCATCAAAAAAGTTATAACTGAATTTGCCCATGGGCAGCAATAGATAATCCCCTTGTGCGGATTCGATCGACTTTATCAGCCCTCTGTTGCTCTCCAAAGAAATATGCATATTGTCGATCTTAAAATTCTTCAAATATGATGGGACGAGGGGGGTGAATTTGCTCTCATCTAATTTTCCAGACGAAACAAGTCCGCCGTCAGAACAGCGGTTTAGAATAAAGAACAAAGCAGATCTTACATATGGGTCTCTGTATTGTGACCAAGTCTCCTGTAGGACATTGAATAGCTGCTCGCTCCCAATGGGCATCAGCTTGCTTACTATCGCGGCGATGCGCTTTGGGTTGGACATCAGGCACTCCCAGAATTCGTGGATGACATACCTCTCGGTATGTGCGACAACAAAGCGTCCCGATTCCGCAAGAGAGATCTCCAAGTCTCCCGCGTAAAGATTGAATATGTCGACAACAGAGCCGGGCGGTATCATCTCCTTTACAAACGGTGTCGCCTTAGTTGCCAAACGATAGTCTTTGACTGGGCTCTTCAAGACACCATCTCGCGGATGTGTTCTTCGAACTCCTGTAGTCCGCGATACACAACAGGAACGTCGAACATATTGCCGAGAAACTTGAGAACCACAGGGAATTTATCAAATTTATGCTTACTCATAAGATAACGAGAATAATCTGGGGACTTATCCACGAATATCAAGACGTATTTCAGCCCGTTCTTCTCCAAGATACGAATCGCTTCTAAACTATCGGCGCTTCTTGAGTGAGCAAATAGGTGATAGTTACTCAGCATCTTCTTCAGTGGCGGCTCTGAAATCTTGAAGTTTTTTTGCAAGCTCATCAACAGAGGTTGGGGTTCGAACTTGTTGCTGTGGCTGTGCCGGTGGGGACGACAGGTGCGAGATATATCCGTTGATGATGTTCATCGTATCATTAAGGATAAAGTCTGCATCTGACAGCGTCTTTCGCAGGCGTTCGATATCATTGATGGTCGAAAGCGTGAGCATCTCACCCATTTCTCGCTGAGAAAGACTGGGGAGAATGTCTGTAATGCCATGCTTCAGTTTGATTACGGCTGTGTTGAGTAGGCGCTTGGCTTCTTCTGGAAGATTATCCAGATCGATAGAATATTGAATGTTTACTCGCTGTCCCATCTCTCTATCCCTTCAGCAACTGCTTGCTGTTTCTGTTTAGTGCGCTTTCAACCACATCTGGGGAGCCGACGACAACTATTTCGGTGCCACCTGAGCCCCTATTAATAAGCAGCTTTGAGAACCTCTCATTATCGCTGACCGACTCAGACAAAATAGAGCCAGCTCTCTCCATATAAACACGAGGCTGTTCTCGAATCATAACTACGTGCTCGGGGTTAACAAACACCTCTTTGAGCAGCCACTTGTGCGTGTTCGTGACGGGACCAGAGATGGCGATTTCCGTAAGTTTTACTAACATTTATTTTCCTTTTCCACGGGATATACGTGGTCCTTTTTAACTAAAACATTTCGCCCATTAATGAAAACTTCATATAGGCTTCCCTGCTCTTTAACCAAAAGAGCGATCGATGGCTTTTTGGTTCGACTGATGTGAGAACCAGCGCCGTTATTTACGTGCAGATCGACAGCTTGCGGTATGTATACTAAATCTCCTTGTTGCATTACTCTATATCTCCTGTCTGAATAATTCCAAAGTTTGTGGTGATCAAAGTGCCGGCACAACTGGCAGCGTTCTTCAACGCTGAGCGGGTGACCTTCACCGGATCGACGACTCCCTGCTTCATAAGATCGATCATCTCTGATTCACGGAAGTCCCAGCCCATCGCATCGTTACTCTCCGATAGAATCTTTTCAATAATAATATCGGGTGAGATAGCAGCGTTCATAGCCATTTGTCGAATTGGTTCTTCGCAGGCGGATTTAACAACATTGATGCCATAAGCCTGTTCAGAGTTATCAACGGTGGCGCAGATAGTATGGGAGGCGCGCAAGAGTGCCACTCCACCACCAGATACGATCCCCTCTTCTTGCGCTGAACGAACAGCTTCTAGGGCGTCCTCGATGCGGTGCTTTTTCTCAGTAACTTCTACTTCTGTGGCTCCTCCAACGCGGATGACGGCGACACCTGAAGCAAGGCGAACAATACGCTCTTGAATACGAGCGCACTCGTTAAGATTTTCTGTCGCCGTAATCTCGCTCTTGAGGCTCTCGATGCGTGTCTCGACTTCCTCATGGTCTGCGTGTCCCCCGACGATGACAGTACCAGTTTTAGTGCTCTCGATATACTTGGCGCAACCAAAGTCTGCCAGTTCGACATCTTGAAGCTTCTTGGAGCTTTCGCGAGTAATAAAACTGGCGCCCGTGGAAACAGCCAGATCGCTGAGGATGTTGCGACGTTCTTCGCCATATCGAGGAGCTTTGATAGCAGCTACCTTTAGGGAGCCTCGCAGGGCGTTCATAATGAGAGCAGCGAGAGCTTGCCCCTCGATCTCTTCGGCAACAATGATCAGAGGCTTGCCTTCGCGGGCGACCTTCTCCAACAAAGGAAGAATCGGTTCGACTGCGTCGATCTTATGATCCGTGACCAAAATATACGGTTCTTCATGACTCATCATAAAGCGACGTTGATCAGTAATGAACTGACTGGAACTGAACCCTGCGTCCAGACGGAAACCCTCGGTGATATCGACAGAGGTATCCATAGAGCGGGCTTCCTCGATGGTGATAGAGCCATCTTGACCTACGCGATCGATGGCCAACGAAATAAGTTTGCCGATGGCTCCGTCGTTGTTCGCAGAGATCGTAGCGATATGCTCAATGTCGGCAATACTTTTTACTGGGCGTGCCATGGCTCGAAGAGTGCTGACAACATCCTCAACAGCAGAATTGATACCTCGTTGAATCTCAACTGGTGAGACACCCGAGGAAATGAATTTCTGTGACTCTCGCAAGATGGCGCGTGCCAGCACTGTGGATGTGGTGGTTCCGTCGCCTGCGTCACTATTAGTCTGGATGGCAGCTTGCTTGATGATCTGTGCTGCGGCATTCTCGAACGGATCATCGAGGGCAACAAACTGCGCACAAGTCACGCCATCCTTGGTTGTAAATGGTGTCTTGCCTTTCTCTTGCAGGAGAACGTTGCGGCCGCGTGGACCCAAAGTGGATGCCACATTATCTGCGAGAACGTCTGCCCCTCGCATAATCTTTGCTCGTAGACTGCTTTCGCTGTCGAATTCTCTCTTGTTGTTGCTCATTGATTCCTCGTGTTATTTAGCAATAATTAAAATTTCAGATGACTTGCCCTGGGGCTTCTTTAACTCTTCCAACCACTCCTGTAGTTGTTTCTTATATCTGGCGTGACTCTTAAACTTCTTCTTGTTTCCCTCGATGTCATCAAGACACCGCTGAAGGAACTTCTTCTCTTCCACGACTGCGGGAGAGCTGACGTTCTTCATGCCCATCGCCCACTCTGCCTCTATTATATCATAGTCGGAATACATTTGTCTAATTTCTTCACTATCATTATAAGACATAATCCAGCCTCGCCTCTTGGTCAGGATCTTGTGCAAGCGCTTGTGAGGGAACTCCTGATGAAGGTCGCCGGATACTCCATAAAGTTTGTTGCTTTTATTTTCTAGTAGGTAGGGAGGGTCAAGATAGATAAAACTGTCTTTATGTTTTTCCAGCGACACTTCAAAAGGAGCATAACCCGCTTTAAAGTTTGGTTCTTCGTAATTACTTAGTCTCTTAATTGCGTTTTCATTGAAGCGTTTTTCCTCTGCTTGGCGCGAAAACCCGCCTGAAAGGGTCCCTCCGGAGAAAGATGATCTGTTGATGGCATAGTAGGCCGCGGCATAGTTGACATCTATAACTCGATAATGTTGATACGCTGCGAGGAGCTTTCTCAAATGTAAAAACTTTTCTTTTGTGAGCGGCTTTAACTTATACACCTCATGAACCAACTCTTTGTTATGGTTTGCTGCGCAGTGCCAAAAGTTGTAGAGGGGCCAAAAAAGATCGTAGCCGTACACCTCTACTCCTTTTTTTGCCAGCGCCAGTTCGAGAGAGGCGCCGCCAACGAATGGTGAGCATACTCTCTTAACGTTTTCCGGGAAATGCGGAAGGATGTGTTTTACTGCCCGAGTCTTTCCACCGGGGTACCGAAGGGGGGATATCAATGTTGCCTCTATGTTATGTTAGTATTATAACTGATTGTGTTGAGTTTGTCAAGGGGTTTTATTCGATGATACTATTAATTATTTTATTAAGGTCTTCGCGCCTTAACAAGCTTAAATTAGACTTTTTCAGTCTGCCCTTCAATTTCACTGCGACTGTGAAGCTTGTTGAACCATTGGCTCCCATCGCAGGCTTCAATCTAAACCTTAGAAAGGAAGTCAAGCCAGAGTCGGCGAATTTTGGAATACCGAAAAGCTCGGAGGCTTCGTCCGTAAGGGCATATAGCCCCGCTGTTCCGATTTGGATGAAGCGGTCACCCTTGTCTGTGTAGTAGTTTGCGATCTTTTCGAACGGGAACTCCACCTTAAGATCTGTCTTTCCGTTAAACCAGCTATTCTGCAGTTCTTTTTTGAGTTCGCCTGTGGTCGAGCTGCGTTGAAGTCCAGAAATATACTCGGTACCATCATCCACACGCAAACGAGGATCGCCAAGGTCAGCAAAGACGCAAGTTTCGTCAAGCGTGTTCTTGAGATAAACATCGAAAAGGGGACCAAAGATCTCCTTGTTTTTCACAAAGCCCTTTGTCTGCCGAGGGGACCAGCTCTTTGACTCCATATCATATTGAGCACGAAACTGTCCAAAATCTGCACTTAGGGCAGTTTTAAGCTCGATGGTAAGGGGAACCACGAGTTGTTGGCTGGCAATCGTGAGATCAGATCCGGCACCAAAGCCTGCTGTTGATGCGGTGATACCCAAATTCCCATATTCATTGTTTATAATGTTTGCAAGCTTCTCTTCGAAATCCATACCTGCTGTCGCGGCAGAGGTTCGACTTTTCGGCTTTACATAGATATAAACACTTCCGAAATCCTTATCAAGAATCTCAATTCGACCGATGGCGCTGCCAGGGGCAGTCGGGTTATGGGAGAAACCAAGAGGGGAGAGCATAGAAGCCAGTTTTTCCATTGTTTGAACGCGCTGGTCGTCTTTTACACGAATAACGTTCTTCTTTAAAAGCTCGTAATCATATCCTTCGCCCTTAATAATGTCAATAGCCAAGTCAATATTTCGCTTTTGACCAGAGTCAGGGGAAAAAGAGAGGTCCTCCATCATCTCCATCAACATAGATGGAGTGATGAGGACTGGCTCTTGGGCTTTCTTTGCATACTCTTCTTTAAGAATACTTCTTAAATCAGACATTTTTACCTCGTTTGTTTAAAAGATAACGTCAGCAATTCCTAATCTAACTGCTTCCTCTGCATCTAAATAGATGTTTACCTTTCTTTCTAGCATTTTACGGACCTGAGATTCTGTCATTTTTGTATTTTCAACCAGAACTCTCGTGTAATCTTGCTGTAGGGTCTCGATGGCTTCCATCTCGTTGAGGAGATTGTGAAGTGGTCCATGAGAACCGGCGATAACTGAGTGTATCATAACGCGGCAGTTCGCTCCGATGAATCTTCGACCCTTCGTACCACCTGCGAGAAGCAAGACGCCTGCGGACATGACCTTGCCGACACCGATGGTGTGGATCTCCGAGGAGTGCTGGACAACGCGCATAATATCGTAAAGTGCGAACATGTCGTCGGCGGATCCGCCGTATGTGGACAAATAGAACTTAATGGGCTTGATCGCCTTGGGGTCTTTTGCCATCTTGTTAAGTTCGTTGAGATAGATCATAGCCTGCACGATTTCGGCGACCTTCTCTTCACGCACATCTGAAAATAGTCCAACATTTCTCAGATCGGGTTCTGCCAGCATCGCTCTAAGCATCGATTGATCGACCGAGACGGGTCCAGCCTCTGTATCACCAAGAACTCTCTTTACTACCTTGTCAGTTAAACTTTTGATCATTTTAGCTTCCCTCCTTGTCTTCTAAAAACAGGGCCTCGATAAATGCCCTATTATTACTTAGGTAGTTCATTGCTGAATCCCAATTGTCAAAATCAACCAAATTTGAGAAGGCGGGTGGGTGGGAATCGATGATATTTTGAATAGACTTCTCTCGGAAAACATCGATTTTTGTTTCGAACTCGTTTTTGTAGACTGCGATCTCAGCCTCGGGGCTCTCGGACTCCAACATTGCTTTGACCGTGATCCCACGAGCGTAATATAGGTCCTCCATCACTCGGGCAAGAGCGACGAGTGAAACCAAGTGCGTCATTCTCAGCAATATGACACTAAGCCGAGTAGACTTAAAATAATAAAACGTTTGACATGTTACATATCCAAATATGAATAGCAGCACATATAGCATCGTCTGAATGGTGAACATGTATCCCTTTTCATTTCATTATAAAAGTATACCATCAAGCGTTTAAGCACCTGATGGTATATTATATCTCTTTAAGATGTACTTGTCAAGTATTATTTGGTCAAGCGTTCAAAAATGCTATTGGCGATCTTGTCAGCAATCTGATCCTTCTTGGAAGCATCCTGGAGGCGAGCCATGACGCGCTTGGCGACTTCGTTAACAACAGCAGCGTTGTTCTCGTACATATCGCGTGCGGCTGGGGCTTCTTCCAGTTCCTCTTCCTCTTCTTCCTCGGCAGGAACTTCTTCAAGCTCTACCTCGGGAGCCATATCGACATCCATGGTCATCTCTTCTTCAGCGGACAAGGGTTCTTCTACTGGAGCAAGCTGTGTGTCACCTCCTTCAACTTCTCCCATTCCACCTTCTTGTTCGACTTCCATCTCAATACCAAGAGCGTCTGAAAGTCCCTGTGCGAAACTCTCAAGCTCTGCAGCAAGAGCGTCTTCAACGGCTGCCTTAGCGTCGCCATCGAGGACTGCGGGTTCGGGCTCATCGCCCAACTCCAAGTCAGCATCCATTTCCATGTCTGCGTCCATTTCCATTTCGTCACCCATTTCGACTTCGTCTGCATCCATTTCGGCTTCTTCACCGTCGGGGGCAAGGTCAGCCTCTGGGCCCATTTCAATCTCTTCGTCCTCTTCATCTTCGAGGACTTCCACTATTTCTTCCTCAAGATCTTGGATCTCTTCGGAAATAGCACCAAGGTTTGCAAGCTTCATAAAGCGGCGAACCTCACCTTCAGTTAACAAAGTCTTCCGGGCCATTTTCTTTCTCCTATAAGCGTATAGCTAAAAACTCAAATATAAATAGTAACACATTTCATAAATACCCTAAAAAACCTATTCGTTCAGCAGGGTACGGGTTTTAAGACGTGCAAGTGCCTTTTTCTCTATTTGTTTCACTCTCGCAAATGAAATCCCTAAGCGTGCGGCAACCTCTCTCAAGGTCATCGCCCCGTTCTCGTAAACGGATATCAGCGTGCAGTTTTTGTCTTCTTTAAAATCTATCCATTTCCTGCAAGTGACCTGTTTACAGAGAGTGCCATTCTGTTTACAAGATCTTGCACAGGCTAACAGCCCATCTGACTTGGGCAGAGCTGAGCGGGTTCTTAATTCGGTATCCCCTTCTTCTGCGAGGAGGGCGAACCAATCCGTTGATTTACTCATAGGTCTGGATGCTCCTGTTCTATTAGATCGAAGATGTTTTCCACCTCTCCCTCATTGAGCCCCATGCTCTTCATAAGCTTCTTCCCCTTGTCGTGGAGCTTCTTGGACTTCTTTTTTCTATCCTTCGAGAGTTTTACATTAACCTCATCAAGGTATCCTTGCAATCGTTCATCACCTTCAATGTATCCTGTTATCATATGCCGGAAGAAGGCTGATTGGGTCAACTTGTCGTGCCTCAATCGAACCAATAACTTGGCGTGGCGATGATCATTGTCCATAAAAACAAACCGCTTGGTTAGCTTTCCGTAGTCTACGTCAGAGGACATCACCACGACCTCGTTAAAATATGAGTCCCGCTTTCCGACTGGCCAGCTGCTGTCTGGCGGATAAACTCTGCCTTAAGGTGCATCTCCTCGATGCTTCGGGCTCCTGAGTAGGAAAAGCCAGAGCGGATGCCGCGTTCAAGGTCAGATAAGATGGGACGAACAGAACCTCTATAGGGGATCTGGGTGGCCACACCCTCATGAGAGGAGAACTTGCCCTTCCATTCAACCTGAGCCTCTTTCGACGCCATTCCTCGATAATCCTTGAAACGGCTGCCATCAAGGTTCTCGAAGACCTTACCGGGGCTCTCATCGGTACCCGCCAAAAGCGAGCCACACATAACAGCATGGGCTCCTGCCGCGAGTGCCTTGACCACATCACCAGAGTTGCGGATTCCCCCATCGGCGATGATTGTCACATCGCGAGCGGTGCGAGAACAATCAAAAATGGTCTGCAGCCCTGGGATCCCGTGTCCGGTTTGAATTCTTGTTGAGCAGATTGAGCCCCCGCCAATGTTGCACCGAACAGAGTCAGCACCCCAATCTGCCAGATCATTAATCCCCTCAAGGGTGGCTACATTGCCAGCCATAATATGGAGGTCGTCACCAATGTCCTTACGAAGACTGTAAAGCGCCTCTTTCATCGCGATATGATGCCCATGGGCTACGTCAACACATAGGAAGGTGGCACCAGCATCGACGAGTCCTGCTGCCCTCTCAAGAAAGTCGCCTGTAATTCCAATGGCAGCTCCAACCTTGGGGATGGTACCGCCGGATAGGGTATAGGTCATATCGATTTGGCGAACTTGCTCTTCAATGTTGTTGTATCGATGGATGACGGCTGCGCCACCATATTGCCACATCGTGTGTGCCATCGGGGATTCTGATACAGTGTCCATGGGAGAAGCAATGACCGGAAAGTCCAGCGTCAGACCGTTGCCAAGATCGGCAGTTACATCAACTTCGGAGCGAGACCGAATATCAGAGTATTGCGGTACGAGCAGAACGTCGTCATATGATAGGGTGGGCTTGGTGTTCATTGGTTTTCCTTATTCTCAATAAATTTTCTCATATCAATTCTTCTATACCATGTGTCGTCGTGGGGGTTCATTGGTTCTTCCATCACGCGAATTTTTGAGTGATGGGTCCCAGTTCGAACTTCGATTAATGTTGGAACTCCGTTAAATTTTAATCGCTTTTCTATTTGCGGGTAATCGTTGACATTGAAGGCAAAAAACTCAACATCGGGATATTGCGCGGGGAGTTCAGCATAGTGCTCTTGCAAGTTGTGACAAAGATGACAGCTATTTGTGTAAAACTTGATAATACATGTTGCCGGGCGGTCCACTTTGCCCTCGATTATCTGCCGAAGAGACTCGACAGTGAGGCGCTCAATCGGCATCGACTTCCGCAGCCTCAGTTTCGAGTTCAATTAGGCGTTCAAGATACCAGCGTGCCTTCTTGAGATCGCGGAGGGGGGTGCCCTTGTGAGAGTGGCGCGAGACATATTTGACGACATTGCCGGCATGGAAACCCAATCCCCAATCTTCAATAATGTCGATGACCTCGTGGGTGCCCTGGTTGTAGTGCGTTGGGTGGTCAACGAGACTGGTCTTCGAGCATCGGCGACTGCAGCCCGGGGGCAATACGGGAGAGGATGGGGAAAATGCGGGAGCCGCGGGGGAGGCGCGCTCAAGGTGTTCGGCGTACTCCTTTGCTACTTCGGATGTGTCTGGCTCCTGTGTTTTCAGGTCGTCGTCGTCGAAGTTCTCGAATGGATCGAGCTGCTGCTGTTCAGTTCGCGCAGGTTCGTCCTTGGTTACGTTAAATTTAATCTTCCAATTATCATCGGTCATTTTCTAAAACCTCCTTAGTTTTGTTAATGCACTGCGGGCAGAATAGCCTAACCGCTTGTTCTTCTTCTCTAACTGTGACTGTCCATTCCATTGCCATTTGGCGATTCTTGCGGTCGAATGGCTCTGTGCAAGCGCTGCAAGCCTCCGGCAAGTGGTCGAAGAGGGAAATTTTTTCGGCGAGGGCTTTTTCTTCTTGCGAAGCCTTCTTCATCATCTTCTCTCTTGCGCGCCGCTGCTGCCGGTTCATCCTGTTGTCCCCCTGTATTTACACTCACACATTATTTCTCGCAAGTAGACCCCCTCCGGATAAGTTTCAAGCTCAACCTCCCAACATTCTGCGTGCTCGGCATCGTCTGGTTCACTAACATGAAAGATAATAGATGCTTCGGCGGACGTAGCGTCCAAAGGAATAGCCCTGTAAGCGTTAGGGGGGAGGAATTCCCACGAAGAGAGCATATACATATCGCTAATAGAAACGTCGTATACCAATAACTGCTCTGAATATGCTGCGTCAGGGTGGGCGTTATTGAAACAGACACAAAAGTCAAGCTTATCTGAATACCACCACTTATCCTCGAATGCCACTCTCTCAAGTACTCCGGTATCACCAAAATTTGGCATACACGATAGCATCAAAGGTAAAAATAGCGAAAAAGCCCTCATCTATTCATCGCTCCAACAATCTGTTGTCGGTTAGCGCTGTTGAACACGGCGACCATAGATGGGAATGGGGCACAATTTTGGGCTGAGCCGAACTTGAGGCGACCCTTAACGAAATAAATCTCGCTTGCCTTTAAAATATAGTTATGAAAGTACTTTGTATCTGTTCTCGCGGGACATAAAAGCACTACGGTAGTATCCGGCTTAAGAGATTCTTCATAGCACTTGCGGGCCCAACCCTTCATATTGTCGTATGGAGGATTCACAAACACTGTGTGCCCTCCCCAGTCTTGTGCCAGCCCATCATCAGATTCTGTAAAATACTTGGCGCACTTTGCGTTGTCTTCTGATGAGCAGGGGTCCAGATCAAAGGGTCCCATCATCCAGTCCAACTTACTAAAGAAGTCCTGCGGGGTTGCCCATTTGCCTGTCTTTGACGAGAACATTAAGTCTTGTGTCGACTTGTTCATTGGGGTTGCCCGCTCAACAGCTTGTAATTGTCATAGACTTCATCAATATCAACATCACCCTTGTATAGTCGGTATGCTTTGACTGCGGCACGAAGCTCGTCAGTGTTTAGCCAACCATTCTCTCGGAACTCATCGCGAAGCTCTCGCTTCTGCTCCTTGTAAGGCTCGATGGCATGCTCAATCGCCGCCAACGAACGGATGTATTCTACGATGTATCGCTTCTTCTCTTCTTCTGTATTGGCCATTTTTTCGGCTCTCCTTTTTAGTTACTCTGTTATAGTAACAGATGTTGGTGGTTTAGTCAAGCGGTTTTTGAAAGTATTTTTATATTTCTTCTGTCGCGACTTCTTTCTCAATGAAGTCAATACCGTATGCTCGTGTGAGGTACTGCTTAACAAGAAAGTCTCTCTGTTCGTCAGTTTCTGATTCTGAAAACACATAATTATATGTTTGCTTCTCTTGGGAAAGTTCGTGCTTGAGTTCTTTTAACTCTTTCTTCATCCAGCGGGTTTGTTGGCGGTAGTTTTTCGGTGTCTTCACCCTGTATCTCTCGGCGAGGTCTACAAGAATAAAATATCTTCTTTTCTCATACGAAGATCTTGCTGCTTGAAACTCCTCCGTCATTTCACTCTTTTCTTCTTCTGTGAAGTCTCCGGCCTCCAACTTGTCCGGGTGTAATAGTAAGGCGAGCTTCTTGAAAACTACTTTAAATGATTCGTGGATCTCCCGCTCGTCTTGCGTCATCTCATATTCTGTTTCGACTATTTCTTCGCTTTCTTCTTCGGCATCTACTCTTATATCGTCTTCTTTTAGAGCGATCTCAGTCATTGAAGGGTCTTCGCCCTCTGCGGCTGCTTCAGCTGCCTCTTGTTCTCGACGCTGTTCGTCGGCATGCTGCTGGTGTATGGACTCCATATCGATATTGTACCTCTCGCAAACCTCTTCGCAATACTCGCCAAAGTCACGACTAGCCTCTTCAGATATGCCCTTAACACAGTCCATTTCTGTATGGACGTATCTTAACTCGTTGATAAGGCGTTTCCATTTAAGTTTGTCGCTTGCAGCCACTACTCATCCTCCACATTAAGTAGTACTATGGAGGATGAGCGGCGGGCGATCAGCGGCGCTTGCCTTGTCCNCGATACCGCTTGCGATACCCCTTGTTAGCCCCATTGGGACCCGGCTGGCGCCACTTGGTTCTATCGGAGTTGCCGATAGATGTCTTCTTCTTGCGCTTTGGGGCTCCATTGGCTCCCACGCTGTTGCTCTTTTTTGTCTTTGCCATTGTAGTTCTTTACCTCCTATTTGAAATCAAAACTAACTTTAACTGAAATCTTCATTTCAGGAATGTGTGTGTGGTTTGTTAAGTTGTGCTTTCTGCACTCGTCTATTTCCAAGAACCAGTCTGCATGACCCTTGTCATGGACTATGTCTAAGAAATAATCTTTGTGATGTCCGCAGTTTTCTGCCATCATCGTATATATCTTTTGATTCAGTCTCTCGGTCTCAGCTGCATCCGCTTTAATCTCCTCGACCTTACCCCATCCCATCGAGCTAACATCGTGAATCATCACTGTGGCGTGGGGGTCCATATACCGGTGACCCTCTGCGCCAAAGCTAAACAAGATGGCTCCGCAAGACATAGCCTTGCCCTGAACGATAGTCGCGACTGGGATTTTCGAGTGTTGGATATCTGAGATCATAGACATAAGACTATAAACTTGTCCGCCGTAACTATCGATAATAACGGGAATAATGGGTTGGCCTGTATTCTGCGCTTTTGCCATCTCTACCGAGAAAGTCTTAGCCATATCTTCCGTAAACTTTCTCACACGGATGACGGTGGGAAGATCGTCGATAAGTTCATTGTCTTTTAAAAGCGGGCTCTTGTATTTGATCACGTTCATGGTTTATTTATCCTAATAGTTTGAATGTTCTGCCGATGGCGTATGTTGAGAATCCCCAATTTTCGTCGTAGTTTAAACGAGCCAAGTAGGGTTTATTGAGGTAGATACGATCTTTCCCTGGCTTGATTCCCCAACACCTAATTTTAGTTAGTTCGCTATTGGAATCTATGACCTCTACGATCCAGTAATCTTTTCCTTTTTTTGTCTTTCTCGGAATGACGGCGCGAGGAATAAACCAACACACACTCAACTCGGGATCAAATTCTGAAATTGGTGGGATATATTTTTCTCTCAACTCTTGAACGACACTCTCGCCAATCACCAGATTAAGAGGGAACACACCAGTTAAGTCAGTTTTAAACTGGATAATCTCTTCCTCTGAAAAGTCGCCTTCTGGCTTATAAAGTTCGAGATTCTCACTAAACTTTTTGATGCTCTTAGGTCTATCGACGATGCAAGCGGACCAGAAGTGCTTTCGTCCAGTGAACCTATCATCGACCAAATCGTCCAAAGCTCCTGCGCAGCAAAGAGCGTCAAGCGCCTTCTTGTTCAACTTGCTGTAGACGATCTCTTCTCGGAACAATAAATCCTCAGCGGAATCAAATGGTCGATTGCCAAAGATCTGCTCAATAGCCGACATGCCAAGCCCCTTAATAGAAGTTAGCGGCTGAATGAGAGTGCGTCCGTTCTTGCTGATCTCCCACACAATACCAGACTTGTTAATGTCCAAGGGCGCGATCTCAAAGCCGTGACTCTTGGCTGTATTGATAGCTTTTTCTTTTCTTGCCTCAGGCTCCTTGTCGAGGAAAGCAGCCGCCCACTCGGGCTTGAAATTCGTCCACAGCCAAGCACACTGATAAGAGATGATACTGTATGCCGTTGAGTGGTTCTTTGAGAACCCGTACTTGGCGAAGCCCTCCATCAATTCCCATACTTCTTCTGCGGTGCGGACTGACATACCCTTGCTGTTCGCTCCCTCAACGAAACGCTCGCGAAAGTCGATGAGCAAATGCTCTTTTCCGGTGCCGCGCTTCGTGAGGAGCTTGCGGATAGTGTTACCATCGTCTCGGGAGATATCCTTTCCAAGCCTGTGAGTGATCTCGGAGATCTGCTCTTGGAAAATGACGTGGCCGTAACTCTCTTCTGTGATCTCCTGGAAAATGGGGTGATACCACTCGATGGCAGAGTGCCCGTCCTTGGCTGCGATATACTGCTCGTGAACCTTCGCGCTCAAAGGTCCGGGGCGGAAGATCGAAGTCACTGCAGAGATCTCGGCGATAGAACTTGGCTTGACGCTCTTACAGAACTCTTGTGCCCCATCGTTGGTAAACTGGAATGTTCCGGCGAAGTTTCCCTTGTGGAAGACGTTCTTGTATACCTTGGGATCGTCCAGATCGAGTACATCTGGGTGGAGAGTTTTGTTATAGTATTCTCGAATCTCTGCGAAAGTTGGACTCTCAACTCCGTGGTGCCGTTTGAGGATGTGCTCAATACAGCCCTCGATCATCTTAAGAGTTGAGAGTCCGAGAAGGTCGAACTTGATAAAGCCCATCGGCTCCAAGTGGCGGACGTTTTGGCCTTCTGCCCAAGGTGCTTGACGGACGCCGCCAGAGTTGATGAGGGGCATATTGCTGTCGAGGTTCTCGGAAACGATCAAGCCCCCCGCGTGGCGGGAACATGAGCGAACTTGCCCAACAAGCCCCTCCACGCGAGCCTTCACCTCGGGATGCTTATTCAAGAAAGACTGGAGGGTCGTGGAAAATTCCAGCACCTCCTCCCAAGTCGGGACGTAGACACCTGCGCTAATGCCATGACGGAGCTTGGCTGGACCCGTGGCTTCACGGATCATCACCGAGGTGACTGGGTTAACTTCTGTGAATGGGATGTCGTACAGCTTGGAGATGTCCTTGACAAGCGAGCGAAGCTGAAGGGTGTTCCAGTTAGAGATTGGCGCCACGTTGTCGGCGCCCCATTTCTCGATAAGACGCTCCTTAAGAGCCATGCTATCAGAAACATCGGTATCAATATCAGGGTAGTCGGTCGCGTCTGCTCGCAAGAACCGTTCGAAGGGGAGCTTGTACCTAAGAGGGTCAACTTGGGTAATATTCAGGGCATATGCGACGAGCGACCCAACCGCACTTCCGCGGCCTGGACCAACAAGCATTACCTCTGTTGCCTCGTCAATAATAGCTTTCATAGTGAGGAAATACTTGCTAAAGCCGCGATCATCGATAACTCGCAGCTCGTACTTTAGCCTCTCAACGTATGTCTCGTCTTCGTGCAACCCAAGACTTCTGAGCCCTTCCATGGAATATTTAACGAGTGCTCCGGTGGCTGTATCCCCTTCTGGCACAACAAAGTCTGGGAGTCTGACTGTTGTGTCGGGCTTAAAGTTTTCGATGCGTTCGTGAGCAATACGATGAGTTTCTTCGATGCTCCGTAGAACGAGATCATCATCATATTCATTCTTAGTCTCAGCTGAGTACTTCTTGTACGACTCCCACATTTGATCGCCGTTCTTTGGGTAAAGCTCGTAGCCGATCTCGTCCACAGAGTCGGGAAGAAGGGAACCACCGTCCTCCTCCTCAGCCCACTTCGGCTTACCCTTACCAAGCCAGCCAAGGCGCCTATACATCTCGCGGTCACGCCAAGCATCTGGGCCAGGATAATGGCTGTCTGCAGTTGAAATGAGGGTTAGATCATACTCCTTGGCAATCTCAATGATGTACTGGTTCAACTCATGCTGCTCTGGAATGTTATTCCATTGAAGCTCGGCGTACCAGCGGTCACCGTAGATGCCGACCATCTTTTTGGTTGTTTCTCGCATTGCGGCGAGGGTGGCTTCGCGGTTGGAACCAGTGCGCTTGCCATGTTCATCGTAGGTGCTGTTCTCCCAAAAGTTTCCTGCGTATACCCCGCCGAGGCAGGCGCTAGAGGCGATGACTCCCTCGCTATACTTGGCCAAAAGTTCATAGTCCATACGAGGGTAGCGGTAAAAGTTTTCTGGCTGATAGGACTCTGAGACAAGCTTAAATAGATTGTTCAAGCCTGTCTGGTTCTGCGCCAGAAGAATAAGGTGGCGGCGGCGTTTGATGATTGTTTGAGAAGCCTTGCTACCGCCTTCATCTTCCGCAATGGCGCCTGATAGCTTTTCCTTCTTAATACTGCGGGCTTTCTTCTTGTCTTCCATCGCTTGCGTGTATTGTTCTCGCCATTCGCTGATAGAGGAGATGAAGTATGCTTCTACACCGAAGATAGGCTTGAAGTCTTTGCCTTCATCCTTCATCTTCTTTGCGTGGAGGACTGCGGCAGGGACGAAATTCATATTGCCGTGGTCAGTGATAGCCATCGCATCACCACCATTTTCATAACAAAAATCGTAATGCTCGTCCGGGTAGCCAATGGCGTCGAAAATTGAGCCAGCTACGGTATGTGAGTGGAGGTTGGTAAATTTGATGTTGGGTGTTTTGCGGCTCATTCTTCCTCCTCAGGATTATATGCTATTTTAACATGTTTATGCTTCTGGATCAAGTGTTTTGTTGGCTTTTTTATCTTTTTATCTGAAGCCAAATAGTCTCTGTAGCCTTGCCAAGTGCTTATATCGTAATACCACTTTGGCTCAACAAAGTTGGCAGCTCTGGTTGAAACCTCACTGAAGATCGTATCAAAATCAAAATGGCGGGCGGACCATCGCTCCTCTAACGGGAGTTTCACAGAGGGTATTTCACCTGCGGGTGGGTTAGTGTAAGTTTTCGTTGTCTCTTTGTTTACATGGCGGCGGCATTTTTGGAAATCTTCGCCGAACATCGTAAATGATAAATATTCATTGTCTTTGACAGTTTTACCATCGTGAGTCAAGAAAAAGTTCTTCTTGCCGTCTGATATTTCCTTCCTATGCTTGCGCTGGGCAAAGACGTTGTGGGCGCCCTGAGGAAAGGAGATGAAATACTTGTCTGGGGTGAGCCACTTGGAGATCTTTCTCGCTGTGTGGAATGCGGTTATGATACCGTGAAGGACCGACCAACCGTGGCTATCGCGGCGGTCTCGGTCTTTGGGGTGGATTGGAACATAGTAGATCGGGATCTCTTTCTGGTGCTCCATGGGGTTCCACTCGTAGTATCGGTAATACCACACAGGATCGTGGATCCATTCTCCAACTTGTTCTCTAATAATTGGCGCCAAGTCATCATTCGCAACGATCCATATCGTCTCGCAGCCAGCGATAGCACACTCAAAAACCGACTTCTGGATCATAGAATACCCAGCATCCACGGGGAGAAGAACTTCTGGGAAATCAGTGCCGAAATCAGATTTAAATCCGGCGATAGGTATGATGCCTGCTAAATGCATTATATAAATAACTTTGCTAACTTTTGATATCTTTTTTCGATGATCTGCGGGAGAGGTTGCAGCAGCTCTTCTATTGAGAGTGTGGGGGAGGTGATGTTCCCCTCTTCGACCCATTCGGACTCTTTGATCAGCTTCTTTTCTCGATGGATATGAGCTGTTCTGAACTTATAGTACTTTGGGTTCCCATATTTTGGGCAATAACCGTTAAAGCGACCTTTGAGCCCTCTTTTCTCCATTTCTGAAACCGCTTTAAAGCGTGCCATCGTTTCCGAGTAATCGAAATCGAAGATTTCAGCTTCATTGAGGTGAGATACGACGCAAGCGTCCTTGACCAAGGTCTCTCCATCGATTCGATCGGATGGGTAGAACCATATACGCTTTACAAACCTATCTTCTGTGTTTAAAATATCTATCTCGTGCTTTCCGCCTCTATTGAAAGCTATCCAATCATAACATATATATTCTTTTTTTGCAACATCTTTTTCTCTCAAAAGTCCTCTCGCTCCCGAGTCTCCAAAATAATAACAATGTTCAAATTCTATTTCTGCTATTTTTGAGTACTCATTCGAGCAAGTCAAAGTTTTACCATCATATCTAATGTTATCGCATAATCCACCCAAAGGTAAGTTCCCCGCGAGGGAGGAAATGAACAACAGTCGCTCCCATAGAATACTTTTCTTTGGACCGACGTAAAGAACGTCGTCAATCCCCTTCAAAGGCTTGTTTTCTGATGGGATTCCCAGGTATGGGAAGCTGATGGTCGGTGAAAAATAGTCAAACCTAAACGGCTCCCGAACCTCAGTGAATAAAATAGGGGCGTTTCTGTGAATCGCGAACAAAGCTGCTTGTAGTGTGCTGCCTATCACAATATCTTTATATTTTAGTCTCATGGAAACTCTCTATTTCCGCATTCCTCTAACATTGTACCCACCGTATTTCCATTCTGGATGCATCATGTGGTATTTTTGCGGATAGTGCTGCCAGCCTATGGCATGTCCTATTTCGTGTTCCACTACTCTTTCTTTCGTGATCGAGTCTGGGCGAACCTGGATTCTTGCTCTTCGGATCTCTTTTTTGGCGCTGTCCATATATGTCTTTGTGAGTGCTAAATATTTATAATCGTAGCCGGTTGACGGGAGGGAGATAACTATGCCTCTCCAAGAGGCAGTCGGGTTGCGGCACACCTCTGAGGTGTTCTCAACTGTTATTTCTCCGAATCTGTACCCAAGGCGAGTCCACCATAAAATAGAGCTTACTATCCTTGCCCTGTGTGTGATGATGTCTCCGCATATCTTAATGGGTGGGGGACTCGACCACTCTCCTACTCTAATTGGTTGACCAACGGCAAATACCTCTTGTGANTTGAGGAGCAGAGGAGTTTCTCCCGGTTGTCCAAGATCTGACAACTGAGGNGTATGACAGCACAACAATGACAGCAGAAGAAGCATCTATTCCTCTTCGTTCTCAATCTCTTCCAGCAGAGTTTTAATATCCAAGCCAGCACAGTCAATCTTGTTCTTACTGACATGATAATGACTGACAAAGCCTGCGAACTTGCCGTATGCAACGCTTTGTTCATATTTGGTAGAAGTTTTACCAAACTGGTTAAGCGGAGTCTCATATGGGACGTTGGCGCCGTTATGAACCGCCTTCCAAAGAGCTTTAAGTGCTTCAATCTGTTTCGGATAAAAGTCTGTGAAAGTTTCTAGCTTCGTGCCGTGGACCCAGGCGGACTCGACGAGAGGTCTCTCACCAAAGCCACGTTTGGCATAAGTTTTCTGATATTTTGGGTAATAGGCGTTTGAGATCTCGACACCCACAGAGGCACGATTCACACGCTCCTTACCACCGTGCCAAGCACCGTGCTGCATATCTAAAGTTTGGTAGATTGTACCGTCATTATCGATTAAAAAATGGACTGAGATCCCTCGTTTATCCAAAACAGTTTGGCAAGATTTCGAGGACAAGCAAACATCCCAATGATTTATAAAATATCTAACTGAACGCTTAGGGCGAGCGGTGTAATCGTAGTAAGACCCCGCTTTCGCTGAGAGCCCTCCCTTATCGGACCACAGGATAACCTTATCCCACTCAATAGGAAGGAAGTCACCATTATGAACAATATAGTTTGAGTAGTTGGGATCTTTCTCAACCGGGACGCATATAGGAGCTTGTCTCTCGGTCCAGAGACGACGAAAAGTAGTGGGTCCGCAGAGTCCATCAACAGGTAGGTGCCGGAGCCTCTGCCACTTCTTTATGGCGCGGGTCAACTTCTCATCAAAGTACCTCTCGCCAAACCAAGTTGGGTCCCAGCCGAGATTCTTTGCTGAAGCTTCGTTATAAAAGTTTTTATCTATTGTCATATACTTCCCGAGACGTGTTCTTAACTACTCCACAATACCTATTACGTAATTATCAAGCACAACGTTAATTTTACCCTCGGGCAGGTCTATTTCTTCGATCATTTTCCTATCGACAATAATAGTAGACATTCTATCTATCTTTTCAGCGAAGCGAATATCTTCCGCCCAGGCGATAACCTTAGCCTTTGTATAGTGCGTTTCCGTTGGCTTAAAATCGTCTGGGAGCACAATACCCGAAGCAGTTGTATTGCTCTCCTTGTCGTCATTCATAGTAATATGCAAATATCTATTAACTGGTCTAAACACTCTTCACCTCCATTTTGATGAGTCGTTCGTGAATCTTATATTTCTCGCTATCTAAAAAGATATCCTCTCGGCGATGGCAACGGCTGCAGCACATCGTCAAGTTTACGTAGCCGCCGATAGTCGTGCGGCCTTCATTTACAGGATACCATTTGCAAAGGTCGCTGGCACCCTTACACTTGGTTGTACGAAGAGATCTCTCCGTCATTAAGTGGTTGAAGTCCATTGCGCCCCTATATCGTGCATGAATCATTTGAACAGAATTTTGTACCTGTTCCGCCCTCGTCTGTGCTAAACCGAGTGATGGGCGTTATGTCCTTAATTAGTTCCTCATACCTTTCTTTAGTGATCCCTTCGTAGGGCGCTTGCTTATAGCCGGTTTCCTTATACTTCAGAAACGATACTGCTTTCAACCTCGTCTCGTACATTTCCATCGCAGATTTGATCTGTGGGGCTTCGTCTTCCTTGAAGGTGATGGTTACGGAGACAGCGTTGTCAGCCCAATAGTTCTGGTATTGCGCAGCGATCTCAAGCTGTTCCCACATGGAGACATCGCGTTTGCCCTTCTTGAAATATGGTTCGTGGACGGGGAACTCCACAACTGTAGTATTGGGGGAATAGGTGTCGTCTTCCATGAAGTAGCCTGCCTCGGCGAGGGTTGGGAGCATGTCGGAGTCAGCAGCGAAGCGAATGCGGCGAATGTAGTACTCGTCTTCTGGGAAGTGGATGCCGGGAGTAGAGCCATTAAGGAGTGAGGTTGTTCCACTTGGCTTGATCGTGGTCATCTTGATGGACCGGGGGACGCACAACCAGTTAGAGTACTTCTCATCGAGTTGCTTGATATGCTCGTATGCATTATCGCTCCACTCCAAGAGTTGGCGGCGGCCGAACTTGTTGAAGGCTTGGATAATGCCTGACTGAGACAGACCGATGCGGCGGTTCTTGAGCATCTTGGCGTTAGTCTCTGGCCAGTGGGTGTTAACGAGAGTTACAGTCTTTCCGTATAAATATGCATGCTTGAGGGTCTTGAGGTAGTCCTCATAGTCGTCGTGCTTGGCGGGGAAAGTCTCGCAAAGGCAGCACATTTCGGCGTTATGAAGGAATTGTTCGCTACAAGGGTTCACACCCATTACTTCTGCGTCGGCGTATGTCTTTCCATCCTTTATACGTCCGTATGCTCTCGCATTGTCCAGCCACAGAGTGCCGGGTTCTCCATTCTCCTGGCATTGGTTGGCGTGCCAGGAGTAGTCCATACCCACCTGGGCGCTGTAGGAGTTGTTGGACCCCCAGCGGTGATGATAGAGCTTCTCTTGGTCATTCTTCATCTCCAGGTATGCGTAATCGTCATGTTCACCGATGGCGAGAGCAGCGGAGCGGCGGATGTTGCCGGAAACGATACATCGGCCGATGAGGTTCTCCACATCGACGATGTCGACGGAAGTGATGAGTTCACCGATCTTATCGGAGAAGAGGTCAGTTAAGCACTCGTGGAGTTCGATGAGCGGAGCTGGTCCCGAGGAAGTTCCGCCGAAGCCACTGATGGGGGCTCCGAGAGGGCGGATAGCCGAATAATCGAACCTGGGGACACGGGATCCAAAAAAGAAGCCATCGAGGAGAGTGTGGACAGAGTCGACCCAGCCCTCGCGAGAGTCATCGATGATGAGTGTGTCGCCGGTGTATTCTGGCTCTTGGATAGTGAGTGTGCCGGCGCCCTTGGTGTCGAAACCAACACCGATGCCAAGCATAAGAGCATCCATCATCCAAGCGAAGAGGTAACCGCCCTTATCGGGGAGATCGTAGGTTGAGCGGAAAGCACAGTTTAGCAGTGACGCCCCTGTCTTCTCTTCGATGAACTTGGTGCCCATCATCCATAGTCCGCGGCCGGGTGGGGTCCACTTGAGGTTGAAAAGTCCGTCGTATGCTTCCTTGGCTGTGTTCTGTGCGCGAGTATTATCCCATTCGAGACCGAGGCGAACAACGTGTTGCTTCTGAATATCGAACATTCCTTCGATGACGCGGCGGCAAGTTTGCCACCACTCTTCTGTGCCTGTTGCGGTGGGGTCTCGCTCGCTTAGACGGCGGGCGTAAGTGCGCTTAAATGTTACGTAACCCAGCGGTCCCCAGGGGACTTCTTGGTCTCGGTATGGCTCGACGAATGCGTCGGAAAGCCGGAATCTGCGGATGTTTTCAATTGTTCTCATTTTAGTTTATTCCTTTTAGTTTTTCATATTTCTTCTTAAGAAGAGTGTTTTGTTCTTTAGCATTAAGTGGTGGCATTGATATCACCATGCTCCCTCCTGGTGGGGTCGGTGCGATGCCTATTTTAACGCAGGATGTATCCATATTAATATTATACACCATTCCGTCTGGTCCGTTTCTATTTTTTGCGATAAAGATTTTGCCGCGATTTGCTTGTTTATCTTCGATCGTGCGAGAAACAGAAAAAATGAAGTCAGCAACGAAACATTTGTTGAATGCTTCAGAGATCTGTTCCATCGTAATGACCTCTGCGTTAAGACCCGAGTTATGTGTGTATACACCGTTTTCCAAAAAGAACATATGTGTGTCATCTACTGTGATATCTACCGTTGGCAGAACGCCCATAGGCTCGATTGACAGTATCTCATCGTGATCGAAATCATTTAAATTTAACATTTCTCTTCCTTGTTGAGGAAATTAATACACTTCTCAATAACCATCATAGGATGATCGTTGTATTCTTGTTCGGGGATACGAAGTACCTTATATCCATTTTCAGCCAATATCTCATCCTTAAGGGCGTCTTTCTCTTTCACTCTCTCCAAAGAATGCCAATAAGTTCCATCAAATTCTATCACTCTATTACCTTTTACAAAGTCAACAGCGAACCAATGTCCACCACCGCGGGCTTTATATTCAGCAAAGTTAAATTTCACTTCGCCACCATTAGTGGCGTACCGAACATCATCTAAACTGAAATGCCCTGTTCTGCATAAATGATCAAATAGGCACTGAGAAATGTTTGAATATGTTTTGCCATTTCTGCCACTCGTTGCTTTTCTTGGCGTATTAAACGCGCTGGATGATAGTGTAGCCATGTGGGCACAATACTCATTCCATTTTGTCTTCCACTCGTCTCCATATTCCTTTCTAAACCATTCCTTTGAAAATCGCTTTCGCTGATTTTTGCGTCGAGTATCCCACATCTCATATCCTTTTTCTTTTCCGTGCCTCTCTATAAAAGACTTGAGCGATAATCCATTATCCCAGCCGCCCTTCGCGTTCACAGATTTGGTCCATTTCTCTATATATTCTTGGCGTTTAACCCTGCCTTCTTCCTCCCCATAGCGACGTATAAAAGAGGCTTCGTCAGTTGAGGCTTTAGACGCGCACAGGATATCCCACGCCTCTTTCCCGTACTTGTTGACGTATTTATCTTTTGTTA